AAACTGTTGATAGATGGCAGCTAAATGATAACAATACAAACACTACTATTACTCAATCTCAACATGCTTTAACTTCTAGCGATACTGGACCTTGGGCTAAAGGTTTTAGAAATTCATATTCTACAGCTTTAAGTGGAGCAGCTAGTAGTCTCTCTGCAGCAAGTTATTGTCAACTAAAATATATGATCGAAGCACAGGACGTAGCTTGTTCTGGTTGGGATTATACTTCTGCTTCTAGTTATATTACATTTTCTTTCTGGTTTAAATGTAGTACAAATCAAACTTTCCATGCTAGGTGGGAATCTTATGATGGTACTGCACAGAATTACCCATTCAGCTTTACTGCAACAGGTAATGATACTTGGACAAAGATAACTAAAACAATTCCGGGTAATTCAAATATTACTGTTAACAATGATAATGGTGCAGGACTTGGTTTAAGTATTTCTTTATTCAGTGGAGCAGATAGAACAGGAACAGTAACTCTTGATCAGTGGGCACCATTTTCTAGTTCTGCTAGAACTCCAGCTGATGCTAATACTTGGATAACAGCAGGTGCTTCAACCTTTGAAATAACAGGAATTCAGTTAGAAGTTTCGGATTATGCTACGGAATTTGAACATAGAGCATATGCTGATGAGCTTATGCGATGTGCAAGATATTATTGGAAAACTCTTGCTAATAATAATGAGTTTTTCCCTGGAATGGGAATGGCTGATACTGATGGTAATACTGTTATTTTAAATACTCAATTTCCTGTAAGAATGAGAACTGCTCCTAGTGGAGTAGAGCAAACAGGAACTGCAAGTGATTATAAAATAAGAAGATCTACTACCCAAACTTGTACTTCTGTTCCAGCCTTTAGTCATGCCACTAGAGATCAAGTTTCTACCAACTTCGTTAAATCCAGTCATGGATGGGGTGATGGATCAGCAGTACGATGTATGGGTGGAACTACAGATGCTTATCTTGCATGGGGGGCTGAATTATGAAGTACAAACTATTACATACTGAGGATTTAACAGGTAAAAAGATCTATGAAAAGATCGAAGATGATAATAAGTCTTATTTCTCTTGTTCTGAAGATAATGAAGACTTTAAAGATTGGGTAGCTGCAGGCAATACTCCAGAAACATAAAGACTAATGAAACCACCTAGTACGAATAACTGTTATAACTTTCGAGTTATTTCAGTAGATAAAATTGTCGATGGAGATACAATAGATGTCACTTTTGATTTAGGTTTTGGTATTTGTAAATCTGAAAGAATCCGTGTAGCTGGCATTGATTCTCCTGAGAAAAGAACACGTAATCTTGAAGAAAAAGAATTAGGTATAGATGCTTCTGAATGGATGGAATATCAACTTGAAGGTGCAATATGTGGTGAAGAAGATTTAGTTATTAGAACTGAAAGAGAAAAAGGTAAAGGTAAATTCGGAAGATTACTTGGTTGGCTTTATATCGGTTATGGAAAAGAATGCGATGGTAATTGTTATTGCAGTTGCCATGAATCTTATTCTATTAATGAAAAGATGGTTGAAGAGGGATATGCATGGGAGTATGATGGCGGTACGAAATCCAAGGATCTCGAAAGTTTAAGAGACATTCGTAGAACCAAAGGAACTTTAATTTCCGAGTAAACCATGCAAAAAATTGTCAACATCGTTGCTGTTGCGTCTGGCGTTGTATCTCTTGCCGTTGTTGGCAGTGGTCTATATGTATACCTACAAAGAGATAAACTTATTAATAACGTTAAGTCTCAAGTTATGGAAGCAGTTTCTGACTCACTTCCTGGTCTAGTAGGATCTCAGATGCCTAAACTTCCAAGAGCAACAGGTCCTGTTATGGCGCCTCCAGCTATGCCTAGTCGGTAATGGATCCGATTCCTGATATAGAAATCAGGTCTATTTATATTCCTTCTGCTCCTAATTCTTTATTACAGCCTTCTGTATATACTCCTGGAGCACCGCCTGTAACTGTTCAAATTGGAGTTCCTATCATCCAAATACCTGGATGCGTAGAAGCACATGATGATAATAAACAGTCAAAAACTTTAGTAGATAATGATCCAGAAGGTTCAAAAGTTTTCTGTGATGGACAAGTTCCTAGCTATAGAGCTATGGATTATGTTCCAGAGCAACTAATAATAACAAAAGAACAAGAAGCACCTCCAGTCAATACAGATACAAATACAGGAGATCTGGAAACTCCTCAACCTGAAATACCAGATATTCCACCAGATAAAAAAGAAAAGGAAGAAGATGTTCCCTGTCCAGGTCCTAATGACCAACGCATAGGTGATTTACGAAATGCACAAGCAAAAGAAAAAGTAGTAGGACATGAAATAAAAGATGGTAAATGTATAACTCTTTATGAAGAGACAACTGTAGTTGATCGATATGTACCAACTCCAGCTCAAGTAGTTAATACTGCTCAAATTGCTGTTGTAGCTGCAACTGTTCCTTTACTTATTGCTGTTGTAAAACCAGCTGTTGCTCAGTTAATCAAGCGTATTCCTAAATTATTAGGACGTAAATCAAATGAAGTTTTATCTCTTAGTCAGAGATTGGCACGCCAACGCTCATTGAACCGAGATCAGAAGCTGAAGAATCAACTTGGTCAGACGAAGAGGAAGAAGATGAAGAAGAAATAGGTTTGATGCTATGACTATGATTTTGTACTACACCAGGAGGATTAACAAGAACTACATCTGAACAGATTACAGCATATTTAGATTTCGGATGGAACATAATTCCAGCTTTCATAAGCTCTCCACAATTTTTAAGTCTTGCGATTTCAAAATCTAATCTTTTATTT